TGGAAACACTTCCCCCAGAACAACAAGAAGCCGTTGCTCTTATTGTCGACGCTGCTGCCGAAAGTGCTGCAGATGCTGCCGCTGAAGAAGTACTTAGCGAAATCGAAAAAGAACTTGCTACACCAGCAGAAGAAGACGATACTCCAGCTGAAATTGAACAAAAAGACAATGAAGGAGAAAAGTTAATGCATTTTAACGCTTTCGAAAGTGATACTCTCACTCATAGCCAAGCTGCTACTATCAAAGATCAACTTACTCATGCAATGAAAGTTGCTCAAGAATCAGGTCGCAAAGTTTCTCATGTTCTTTCTGAAATGGGACAAGACGAACTGAAACACTCAATGAACAATGTTGAATTGTTGTTCCCAGAACACACTCTTACTGGCGGTGGAGTACAAGTAATCTACTCTAACAACACTGCTACTGAACATATTCTTGGAGCTGTTACAAAAGTACCTACTGCTTTTGTTAAGTCTATCATGTCAGATCTGTCAGACCTTTCTGAAGAAAATCTTCGTGCGAAAGGTTACATCAAGGGTAACCAAAAGAAAGAACAAATCATTTCTTTCCTTACTCGTAAGACAGATCCTAAGACAATTTACAAGAAACAATCAATCGACCGTGATGACGCTATCGACATGGGTCAACAATTGAACGTTGCTGCTTTCTTCCAACAAGAAATGCGTATGAAACTGAACGATGAAATCGCTCAAGCAATCCTTGTTGGGGACGGACGTGCTACTGGTTCACAAGACAAGATCGATGAAACCAAGATTCGTCCAATCTCTAAAGATGACGACTTCTACACAATCAAGACTAAATACGATTCTAAAGTATTGCTTGATATCTTCGAAACTGTCGCTAACCAAAAGACTAAGATGCATGGTTCAGGAACTCCAACTCTGTATGTAAACCCAACATTCTTGGTTAAGCTTCGCTTCTTGCGTAACAAGAACGAACAATGGGTATTCGGCGGACAACAACCTGCTACTACAGAATACCTTGCTTCACTGTTTGGTGTTAAAGAAATCGTTGAAACTAACTTCTTGAAGGAAGATGAAATGATCATGGTTAACTTGGCAGACTACCAAGTAGGCACAAACCAAGGCGGTCAAGTGACTTCATTCGAAGACTTCGATATCGACTACAACAAGCAGAAATACTTGATTGAAGCTCGTCTTTCAGGTGCTCTTGTACGTGCTAAAGCGGCTGTGTACTTCACACCTAAAGAAGCTGCAGCTGTAGTTCCTGGCGGCTAATCATGAAGCTAACGGGCATCGCTGGGTTTGAACTTGATCAAGTCGAGCGCGAAGACATGCCCAGCGTTTTCGAGAGTAAAGTCGTGACCAAGAAGTTTCGCGGAGAGCTTCTTAGTCAGACTTGGCGTAATCAAAATAGCGACAAATCCACTAATGATAATTTGCTAAACAATAACAGAATCTCCCTTGTTATTAATAAGTTCTTCATGAGCAACATTGCAAATCTAAAATATGTGGAATATAATGGTGTTAAATGGAAAGTTGAGTCTTTCGATATTAAATCACCAAGAATTCACATTACATTAGGAGGAGTCTATAATGGTTAAAAATCGTCGAGATTTTCTGGATAAGAAACTCCGTGAAGTTTTAAAAGAACACGGCTACGCTCTCTACTATAATTCGACGTCAAATACAAAAATCACATACCCATGCGTCATCTATAAGCTTTCCGACAAGCAGTCTAGGTTTGCAGATGACGTTCGGTATTTTCATAGAGACATGTATCAGGTAACAGTCATTTCTAAACTACCAGATTCGCCGGTAGTTGAGGATATTATGGAGAAATTCCAAAATGTTACTTTTGATTCAAACTATGTTATTGATAATTTGTATCACTCAATTCTTACTATAACACAAAGCTATTAGGAGGATTTAAATAATGGCTGAACTTAAATATCTTGAAACTGGTTCTCGTATTTATGAAACTGGTGTTTCCAAAGGGGTCTTGTTCGTTATGGGCGACACTGGTACATACAACCAAGGTGTTGCTTGGAATGGTTTGACTAACGTTCAAGAATCTCCAAGTGGTGCTGAGGCTAATGACCAATACGCAGACAACATCAAATACCTTTCATTGACTGGTGCAGAAAACTTCGAAGGTACTATCGAAGCATTCAGCTCACCTAAAGAATTCGACGTATGTGATGGTATGGCTGAAATCGTAGCAGGTGCTAACGCTCACCAACAAAACCGTCGTCCGTTTGGTTTCGCATACCAATCAATCATTGGTAACGAAGTTAAATTCAACGAATACGGAACTAAACTTCACTTGTGGTACGGATGTAAAGCTGCTCCATCTGAACGTCAACACCAAACAGTGTCTGATAGTCCAGAACCAGCAAATCCATCATGGTCAATCACTTCTACTCCAGTAGACGTACCAGGATTCAAACCAACTTCAGTAATCACTGTTGATTCTACTAAAGTTGACGCTACTAAATGGAAGAAGCTTATTGCTAAAGTCTATGGTGACGAAACAGGAAATTCAACACTTCCTACACCAGCAGAAGTTATCAACTTGCTTAAATAATTAATCGAATAGGAGAACTACATGTTAAAGCAAAAAATCAATTATGAAGGTTTTGACGGTCCAGTGACCACTGAAGAATATTTCAATCTTACTCGTATTGAGCTGATTGAATTCCAAGGACGACATGGCGGTAAGGAGATTGAAGCTCGTATTAACGAAATTCAAAAGAACGAAGATTTGACCGCTTTGTACGCTCTCCTCAAGGATCTTATCCTTTCCGCCTATGGTAAACGCGAAGGTGACCGGTTCGTCAAGAACAAAGAAGTTCGCGATGAATTTGGACAATCTCTTGCGTTTGGTCAATTGATCGAAGATCTTCATGAAAACGAAACCTCCATGCTAACATTTGTTAAAGGAATTCTTTCATCTATTAAAGGATTGGACGAACTCGTTAATAAGCAAGCATTAGAACAAGGCTAATCGTTTCGCCGATGGGAATTACTCATCGGCTTTTTTTTAAATTGAGGTATGATCTATGAAACACGATTTCTTATATATCGAAGTTGACTCTTTGTCGCTTTTTGATGAAGAAAACCAAAGATTCATTGATAGACCTAAGCAAAAAGTAGAATTTCGATACACTCTAAAGAATTTAGATGAGTGGGAATCAAAACATAAGAAGAGATTTCTTGATAATAAGGATCTTACTGATGACGAACTTTTAGATTTTATTAAGATAATGTGCACGGATAAGAACTTTGACTTTAACCGGTTAGATGTCGATCAGTATAACAGAATTATACAATATGTCTATAAGGATGTACCATCAGCAACGGTCTTACCTAAAAGTAAAAAGAAGTCTAAAGCTGGACAAAGACAGTCAGTGTTTACCTCAGAGATACTATATGCTCATATGGCTATTAATGGAATACCATTTGAATGGGAGAATAGAAATCTAAACAAGCTGATGTTACTTATTAATACTGTTAACTCATTACAAGCTCCTCCAGAGAAGATGTCTAAGACTGAAGCTATGGACGAGCAAAGATCTATCATCGAACAACGTCGAGCTGAAGAAGCTCGATTGTATAAAGAGATGGAAGAGAAGGAGAAACAGAATGCAAATAACATCTAGCGGAGATTTCAACAATATTGAAGCTTGGTTAAAACGTACTGTTAAGAAACAGAATTCTGGTCCTGCAGAAGAGTTGGCTAAGATGTTAACTAATAGATTGTCGGAGACGACTCCCGTTGGTAGCGGAAAGACAGCTTCTTCTT